CTGGAAACAAATAGTCCAAAAGGCTGTAATAACAGATGCTGAAGGTAGGCAACGTTCGTATTGGCCTGAGTTCTGGTCAATGAAATATCTCAATGAGAGGAAACTTGAAAACCGTACAGCCTTTGCATATCAGTATTTAAATACAGCTGTCCGTAATACAGACGTAGGCATTTCACCTGAATTGATTGTTCGTGCTGAAGTACCTGAAGATTATGACTGTCTTGGTGTTGGTATTGACTTGAGTGCTGGATTATCAGAAAAGAATGACTGGACTGTCTTTACCCTAGGCGGTATCAAAGAAGGGAAGATCTATTTAATTGACCAGCGTCGTGAGCGGACCATGGGAAACATGGACAAGATGGACACTCTATGCGAGATGCTTGCAGACTGGAACATACTCGTAGAAAACGATGAAGGTCAATTCTTTCCAACCATGTCACCCTGCATAATCTGGCCTGAAGCAGTGGCGTATCAAACATCTTTTGAAGGAGACTTCAAACGAATCATGCATGAAAATCGTGCGCTTTACAATTTGACAGTTTCTCCAGTCAAAGGTTTTAAAGGTGACAAACTTGCCAGATTAAGAGGTGTGCTGGGCTTGTATGAAAACAAAAGAGTAGTTTGGAACAAGTGGAGGAAATGGAATGTACTAGAAGAGGAGCTATTAAACTTTGGTCATTCGCAACACGATGATGCTGTAGACAGCATGGTATTAGTCATGGGTGGATTGCTAAGAAGAGGTAGTTTACAAATTGACTACAATAGTGACAGCTTTAGTTTATAAAGAGGCATGTCTAAAAATAAAAAAAGAATGGCGGGTCAAAAGCTAGACGAACGCTTTGGCAAAGGCTTCACTGATCGAGTAAAAGGCGATGGAATGCAAGAACCCACCGATCAGGGCTACTCAAAACGTGAACTGTTAGCTGAATTCCGTGCACGTCCAGATGGCGTCAAAATAGATGAAGGTAAAGGAAACTTGGTTGGTAAATACCAAGCGCTAGTCAATTCAGGTTCAAGATTTAATAATCAAGCTGAAGATTATCTGAAAAGTCATGGAGTGATCTTTAAACAGCCGAAGGACGTTGCTGATAACAGTAATGATTTTGACGATAGTTCCAGCAACACTGCTCCTAGCAATGCTGCTCCTAGCAATGCTGCTCCAATTTCTATTGGAACCTATTCACCAAGTTACGAATCATCACCTGTTCAGACGATCACTTCTTCTCCAGGTAGTGGAGGAGGAATGAATGTAAATAATGATATTTATAGTTCTATCATTGGCAATGATAATAATCTCTCAAATTATCAAGACAACAGTATCTCAGGTCCTGATCTCGCAGACATAGATTTAGGTGATGATGGGTACGATTACATGCAGGCAATGAATATCAATCAAGACGATGATATCTATACAGATATTGTTGGCAATAGCAACATTGTTTCAAACTTCCAAGACAATTCCATAGGAAACTCCTCTTATAGCGGGGATGGATTATATGCCCAACGAAATCCAATGGATTTCAAAAAAGACTTCATAAACAACTTATTTAGCTGAGGACTTAATCATGGCTCCAAAAATGACCAAAGCAGAAAGAAAGGCATATCGTAAAGAAAAGGGAAATAAAAAAGCACAGGCTAATCTAAAATCAAAAATTAAAGAGCTTCGTCCACAGGTTAAACAAGCTAAAGCAGATGGACAGCCGAAAGGTAATTTACAGCAGAAATTAGATAATAAGATAATCAAGCGTAATAAAAATATGCTTGACAATGCTAATGCCGCAGGCAACAGTGAACGTGTGGGACGTATTGAGAAACGTTTAGATAAAGTAAAAACAAGGCGGAACGATAGACGTGAAGAGTCCTTTAATTCTCAGAGCCCAGAAACTGCAGCCGACTTTGATTTTGCTAAGCATAGTTCAAAGAAAGTAGGAACTAAAGAACTTGGGCATTTGGTACGTGATAAAGATTTTTCAAAAGCTGATGTTGCAGCAGCCGCACAAAACAGTGGATTAAAAATAGGCGACAAAGCACAAAAACGTTTAGATAAGTGGGCGAGTGCAAAGGATAAAGTTAATGGAACAAAAGTAACACCTACTCCAGAACCAACCCCAACTCCAACTCCAACACCTCCAAGATTTGACAAACCCATAACTCAACCCTACAAACCAACTCCAACACCTCCAAGATTTGACAAACCCATAACTCAACCCTACAAACCACAGTTGCCTGTACCTCAACCAACTCCTACTCCTACTCCAAACCCTAACAACACACAGGATACCGATTACACACAGGAACTAAATGTTCAATCAGATAATGATATTTCCAGTGACGTAACTGGTGACAACAATTCTATCTATAACTGGCAAGATAACTCAATTCGCAACTACGGTGGCGATGTGAGGACCTTTAATTATCAAAGTAATGGTAACGGTAGTGGACTAGATTCACCTGTATCTGCCGCCACAATGGGGGGTTTCTATTCACCTAGTGATAGTCATGGTGCTAATGCTGCTCGATTAGATCGACGTGTAACCCAAGCCAACGATTTTGCGAAAGATAATATGAATACAAGTAATTTTGCACAAGGTGCAATTGATAACGCTGCTAAAAATAGAATGGTAAATCCAGCTATGATGCATGATCTAGTAAGTGGAATGGGTTCAGCAACTAAAGCTGATGCCTATCTAATGGGCGCAAATATTTATGGTGACATAGGTAGTTACAAACCAAACTGGCAACAGCCAAACACGATTAAGCCGCTAGAGATGCCTAAGTTTGGTTAGTACATCAAATAATAATTTACCGATAGACTAATAGTAAAGAGAAATTAGCATGAATCAATCAGGAGATAACGGTTTTAATCAAATCCTCACAGCCGCTAAAGAACGGCGTGGGGACCTGTCCGTTGACACAATGATTGTTAGTTCTCATCTATCACAGATGAGGATGTTCATGCTACGCCGTGGTGTTGAATTCTATGCTGAACAAGATAGTTATGGCTATCGAAAAGAATTCCTCTCAAAAGTTTGCGAGCAGAACATGCTCGACATGAAACTCGATAGTATTGTTGACTATTTTTTATGTGATGGGCAAGGCTTATTTTACTTCCGGCCATCGGGTGATGACTATCAATTACTTTACTTTCCCAAAGAAAACTATAGAGCTTATAGAGATCAAGAAGGGAGCTTAAGTAGTGTTGTTTTGCGTTATAGCTTTAACGTACAGGAAAACAAAGGGTTTGATAATTATCCAACCAATAATCAACGAGGTGGCAAAAAGAAATATATCAAGCTTCAAGTTTACAAGGATCGAATTGAGCAAACGATTTCCGATGAGAAGATTGAGTTTGAAAATTCATTAGGCGGTCCACAAGTCTCACTGCCTGGTCAAGTTGAAACACTTACAAATAGTCTTGGTTTCATTCCAGCAGTAGAAATCTATAACTATATGGATTGCACTGGTGAAGCAACCGGTAATGGTGAGTTTGAGTGGTTGTCAAATCAAATTATGTACCATAATGAATTAGTTCAAAACGTTCGTAAAAACTTGAAATTCTTTGGTAATCCTACATTAATATCTAGTCGTCCTAAGCAAGACATTATTGAAAGTGGTGATGAAAATACTTTTCGACCGACTATTAGTTCGCAGGCAGGCTTTAGTGCAATAGGTCGCTCTAGTACTCGTGTAAGTGAACCGTTTGGCGGTGCTTCCATGCTTGATGGGCAAATCAAAGTGCCTAGGGTGATTGCCAATCTGGAACCAACAGATCGTATTAGCTATCTCACTCCTGACAGTGTCAGTGGTGATCAGAATATGTATGTCAAGCAATACCGCCAAGAGATTCGCCTAGCGCTTGGTGGTGTAGATGACCTTGACTTCCAATCTGCGGGCACTGCATATGAAATTAAAACTCTCTATGGACGTGTGGCAGCTACTGCAGAAAAAAAAGCTCGTGCAATGTTTACGTATGGCCTGTGCCGTTTGTTCTCTCTAATGATCTCTCACGAGGAACGTATGTTTAATGAGAGCTTTAGCGTAGCAATTGGATTAGAGAAACCAACAATTCCACTAGTAGAAGATTTTCAAAATCCAGATGATTTTAAACTTGCGAACGAAACATTTATGATTAATTCTGCTAAGTATGAACGCTTAAGGAATGAAGCACTTAGCGCTATACTTGAGTCAGGCGAAATGCCCCCAGGTGTAACTGGACTTATTCCAGACGGAAGCACACAAGTTGACTGGCGTTGGATGGGTGAAGTCTTTGAAGACAGCTCTGATGAGATTCTTCAAAACTCCATCGTTGTCCGAAATCTGCAAGAAGCAGGCGTTGGATCAATTGAAGCGCTGAAGTACCTCTTCCCAGCTAAAACTGACGAAGAACGTTCAGCAATGTTAAGTGGATTTCCATTCAGAGTAGTCCAACAAACACAACAAAGTATTTCTCAATTCATTGGATTACTTGGCAGCCTATATCAGTTGCCACATCCACAAACACCGGATAAGCCTTTGGCATCCGATCCGAACCTAGATATCACTGGGTTCTTATACAGATCACTAGATTATTTACGTAAGGAGTTAAGTTACAGTGGAAAGTACAAGCCAAGTAGCAACGACACAAGCATCAGTAAGCTCTCCGATGCAGACATCCGCCGCGCCGGTCTCGGCAGGCCAGTACGCGACGAGCGCACCCCAGACATTCCAGGGCTCACCGATGGCCCAGGCACCTCAGGCTCCGGCCTACCAGGTGCAGGCCCCGGTAGCGCAGGCTTCGGCACCAGCGCAGGCCAGCAATCCATGGCAGGAGGCGTTTCAGGCGCTGAGCGCAAGTTTGAATACAAGCAGCCCCTCCCAGGCCCAGGTTCCATCCTCGGCGTATCAGACGCCAACACCTCAGGCACTTATCCAGGCTCCGCTGGCTTCGGTTCCCCAAACCCAGCAACAAGCCCAGTATTCGGATCACCGGACTTACAGTCCCCAAGCTTCAACCCAGGCTTATCAGCAGCAGGCTTATCAGCAGCAGCTGGCCGCTCAGGAGGCGTACCAAGCGCAGCAAATGCAGGCTCCGCAGGTAAACGACGGGTACCTAAGTCAAATCAGCGACGAAAGTCTTGAAGTCCTTGAGCACTTTGGTGCTGAAGCCCCCTCCCTTCTGAACACCTATGCCTGTGCCGTTGAGGATGCCCTCATCGAGCAAGTGCAGCGTGGACAATCTCAGTCCCTCATGCTTGAGGCAGCTGGTGAAGAGCGGGCAGCGATGAACCTCATGCTGACTGATCCAGACGTTCTTGCTGACTACGTCAACGATTTCTACGGTCCTGAGGGTCCATATCCAACTGAGACTCCTCAAGAGGCACATAACCGTCAGCAGTACGAAGCTCATGCTCAGTTCGAAGCTGAAATTGAAGCCCAAGAAATGGGTCAAGTCCCTGCTTCCTTCCAGCGTCCACAAATGGAAATGCCCGTTCCAGGTCGCCAGCAGAATCCTGCTAACGACTTCTGGGGTGGCTTTAGCCAGATGATGGATCAGAACCCTGAGAACGCATGGCAGTACCTCTCCCAGGCACAGCCCGGCATGCTCTCTACCAAGATGCTTGTTCAGGACACCTGATAAGTAACAGTTAGGGGGTACTTAGATGTATCCCCTACAATATAAGTATTAGTTAGTAATTGAAAATGCAAAGAATTTCTCCTTTTACTATTGCAGAAGAAATGCTGCAAAATGCATCAGCTCAGCGTGGTCAAGGTGGAATGACACGTACGTCAGCCCCACTAGGTCCACAAGCAATGGCTGCTCCTAGTCCGTACACAGATGTACGTGCTGCTGATGATGCACAGGCATATAACAACTCCAGAATGATGGAGCAAAACATCAATGCAAATACATTCACTGCAATGCAACAGGCAGGTGTTAATGCAAAGCGTGGTGTTCAAAAACAACAGCTTGCAATGGACAATCAGGAATATAAAGCAAATGCACTCCTTACACAGCGCACAGGTGAAGTCCTGAGCATGATGAATTCGCCAGCTACGTTAGCAATGGGCAATATGTCGCCACCACAAATGGCGGCATTCCGTGCTGACATTGCTACTGGTAAAGCAATGGCAATGGGTGTTAATCCAGATTTGGTTATGAATCAAGTCAACGAACAACGTTACGGTTAATTTATTAGAATAAAGAGAGTTGTTGTAGATAGTTATTGTGCGTTTAGCAGGACAAGAAACACAACACGATCCTGAGGTTTTTCAAACTATTTGGAAACACCTTAAAAGTGATGGCGTGCCAGATCAAGCCGCCAATCAAATGACAGCAGAGATGCTGACTCATGGAGAAGATTTTGAAAGCAGTGTAGAAAGATATCAACAGTTTGAAGATAACTATCGATCAAAAGGATTTAACGAACATGCTGCACAAGCAATGGCAGTCGAAGCATTAGAAGGAAGAGAAGAAGCACCGAAGGAAAGTATTAGATTTGCTCGCACACATGCTTGACTAAATATAGAATAAGGGCTAGATTTAATATATAGACAAGAGAACAATATGTCAGCAAAAATTTCAGGTGATTCCGTACGTTCTTACCTTCGAGATATCGGACGCATTCCACTACTAGAGCATGACGAAGAAATCATACTTGGTCGTCAAGTTCAACGAATGATGGAAATCAAAGCATGTGAAGATCTGCTCAATAAGCCAAGTCAAGAAGACCTCGCTGTATCACTTGGTATTACAACAAAAGAACTAAAGCGTGATATGCGTGATGGTAAAAAAGCCAAAGATAAAATGGTTACTGCAAATCTACGCTTGGTTGTGTCAGTAGCTAAGAAATATACAAAACGGAATATGGAATTGCTTGATATTATACAAGAAGGAACAATTGGATTGGTGAGAGGAGTTGAGAAGTTTGATCCTGGTCGTGGTTACAAGTTCAGTACTTATGCATATTGGTGGATTAGACAAGGCATTACGAGGGCGATTGCAGAGAAGTCACGTGCAATACGCCTGCCGATCCACGTCACTGAGAATCTCAACAAGCTTAAGAAAGCACAGCGTGAATTAAGTCAGTTAAATGGAGAACTACCTAATGTATTTCAGCTGGCTGAGTACCTAGGTCTATCAGTTGATGAGATCAAAGACCTAATGTGTAAGGCTAGGCAACCTACTTCTCTTGAAATCAAAATTGGTGAAAACCGAGATACTGCTTTAATTGATTTACTAGAAGATGAAAGTCAGCTGCCTGACATGTTAATTGAACGGCAATTTATTAAAGAAGATATTAGAGATTTAATTAGAGACCTCCCTGAAATGCAAGCTGCTGTAATCTCAATGCGTTACGGCATTGGTGAAGACATCTTAGAACCTATGTCTATGACGGCAATCGGTCAAGTTTTAAATATGAGCCGTGATCGAGTTCGTACGCTAGAGCAAAAAGCGGTACGAGGACTAAGAGAGCATAATCAGCAAATTAGTAACTATCTCTAATTACAATAAGAGTAGGTATCAAGACCACATGCGATGAATGTAACACAACAGGTTGTAAATATTGAGCAGAGCTACGGTGGAGCTCCGAAGGCGAACCCTGAATATTACTCCACCAATAGAACACTCGACTATGCAAAAAGCTCTAATAGTTTATTAAATGCGCGTTCTGAAAACATAACTTCTATTCCTACAACATTTGCCTACAAAGATTCGGTCGGTTTGTTTGGCGCAGAAAATGTATTTATCAAAGTTGATTTAGACATACAAAGTAGTAAAGGTTTCTACCAAGACGTTCCTTCATTCCTTGATAACGATTACTACAGTATTTATGTAAATACTGTAGATCCAGATATAGATTTTTACTACGATCCAGTATTAATGGATTTTTCTAAAGAATTTGTAACAGCTAATGACTTTGAGCCAGCAACAATCAATAACAACCTTGACAATGTCAGGACTCCAGTCGTGAGTGTAACAATTAATAATTTAAAAACTGGAAATAAGTTTGTCGATGCATGGTTCGACGTGCGGCTGTACACGAAGGATCGCATTGAGCATGCGTATGATACTTTATATATTGATCCAACTAGTTATTTCTACATTGGTTTTCATGCAAGAAATACAAGACGACTACCATACAACGTAAGTATGGCAGTTGGCGATAAATATATCTCTGAATCAGATTTAACTAGTGAGCAGAGGCGTTACCTGGTTTAGCTTTCCTCTTCATCCTCTTCTTCAGCAACTTCAGGTTCGGGCTCAGGAGCAGGAGGAGTAGGTAGAGGACTGATAGAACGTTTCAGTACACTGCCACCAGAGATTTTAGAAAACTGATATTCAACCAAAAGGTCCTTACTACCCTCACCGAATACTGCTACGCGATCAATAGCGCCCTTACTTTTTTGTGGGAAAGTAAAATTACCGTAACCATCATGACGAATTTCCATCGTCACTGGTCCAATGTAAGGTACAACCAAACGTACTGACTCACCGTTGTCCAAAGCTACCTTAAATATCGCTGCTTCGATATATTGGATGGTTCCCTTTTTATTCCACCAACGTGGAAAGCGGTGTACTGATCCACGATTAGGCAGAACAAGCTGCATCTCTGTACCAGTGTGCTCGACAACATCAGTGCCACCCTTGTAAACAAGTTTATCGGCCATTAGTTTTACTTAAATACCTTCTTCTATTTTAGTCATCTTTTCATCGGCACGTTTTGACCATTGAAGGTTGTCTGCACGACAATCTTTTTTATCACTATTGATATGTTTGACGACACTACATCCTTTCAGTCGTCCATACGGTGTTGGAGGTAATCCAAGAAAAGCGAACGCTACGAGAGTATGTACAGGAATAGTAATTAACTTTCTACGTCCGATTCGTTGAGTTAAATTAACAACTGGATAACCACCCTTGCTAATCTTCTGTTTCAAGATCCTTTCGATCTTTCCTTTGGTACTTTTAATGAGACCTTTTTGGTTTACATAGTACTCAATGCAGCACTCAAAACCGGGCAAAGTGTGCACAGGGACCCATTCATTGTTGTCTATAAAATCCATATAACCAAGTATTCTGGGGTATCTAAATATTATTATAGCGGTAACTATTAACATCAGTATATGTGACTAGTCGAAGTCACTTATAAACCTTTTAGCTTACGGAGTTAGAAATCCATGTGGATTGATAATGACTTTCCTAAGCTCCTTGGTGCAGAGCTTTACCGCCCTCACCCTGCCTACATCATTGAGATGGCAGTTGAGCCGGTAGTTGTCCACGATTTCTCAAAGCAGCCTGGTCAGACCGTGCAGCTTGATCGTTATCGTTTCTGGGGCAAGCCTGGCACTAAGGAGTCCCGTGAGCGGACCGCCGATCAAACCCTCGGCACCGCTTCAGCTCGCAACATCGTCAAGGACAAGGTCCTTGTGACTCTGCGTGAGTACACCGGCCCCGCCGATACCCGCGACACAGCACAGCCTTCTACCTTCAAAGTTGCTCGCGAAACCCTGATCACCGCTCAGCGTCTGCTGCTTGATACCGGCAACCTGAACGTGTTCCACCAGTCGATTGGTAGCTTGACGCTGCTTGACGACTACCGCCGTTGGCGCGATCGCGTCTTTGCTAACGAACTGCTGAAAGCAGAAGCAAACGGCAAAGCTGATAAAGAGCAAGGCGGTTACTACCTTCCTGGTGACAAAGTCAAAGGCGCAACTGGCGGCACCTTGGGTGTTACCTATGCGACTGGCGAGTCTGCCAAGTTCGATGTAACTACTGACCTTCTCGAAGTTGTTAAGGACATGCGTAAGCGCAACGTCCCAACCTTCGCTGATGGTTACTACCGCTGCATCGTGGATCCAACTGCAATGATGCACCTGCGTCAGAACAGCGACTTCCGCGAAATCGCACGTTATCCAGGCACTGGCATGGTCAACCCCATGTCACCCAACCAGGCACCCAACGCAAACTTCTACCAAGGAATGGGTCCTGCTTACGGCCAAGCTGGCTTTGTTGCCGGTCAACCCGTAATGCCTACTGGCTTCCTCTTTGAGGGTGTCCGTTGGTTCGAGTCCACCAACCTGCCCGAAACGTCTTACAACTTGGTTGTTACCGACGCTGCTGCTGGTGCTGCTGATTACACAGCTTCCCAGTTGATCTTCTTCGGCCCTCAAGCTGTGGGTGTGGGTATTGGTGGTAACAATGCTCAGATTCTGTTGAACAACAACGACGACTTCAGTCGTTTCATCATCATGATCTGGAGCTTGTTCGCCGGTTTTGAAGTACTTAATAAGGACTTCATCACGGTTGGTTACTCTTTCGTATATTGATAGGAGCTAACTAACTATGTCCGTAATTTTTCCCGGTAATTATGTCGCACACTTGAACGCATATCGCGATCAAGGTGTGTTCGCACTCCCAGGCGTTGAGTTCTATCAGGTCGTCGGTGCTGCAATTGTTGATGCCAACATTTCAAGCTCCGGTACCCTCACGCCTCAAGTCCAATCACCTGACCTCCGTCAGGATGACAAGCCACGCCTGAACAAGTCAGTGACTGTCCCTGCTGGTGCCGTTGTGTATCGCACGGCTATTAACACCGTCAACCTGTCCTCTACAGGCACCTCTACGGTTGCTGTTGATGGCTTGACAACTGCAGCTCTAGAAGCATCCTTGGCCGCTGCTGGTGGTGTTTATCCCGCCGCTGGTGGTAAGACAACCTTCAATGGTTTCGCAACGACTTCTAGTGAGTCTTCTGCTGCCACGATCACCATCGCTCACTCAGGTGCTTTGAACCTGGTTGATGCCGATAGCCAAGCCGCTGTGCTTGTTGAAGTCTGTTATTACCTGTCTGCTGACGGTCCTGATTCAGACGACGTTTCCCTCCCTTATAAGACGGAGGCTGGACAAGGTTATTGATAACTTAGTCCAACATTATAAGCGTCTCTTAGGGGGCGCTTTTTTTGTGTCTATAATAATGGGGTACGGTATAAATAGTAATGAGTAATCTTTTTCAGGATCAAAAAACAGGCAAGCTTGTTGAGTTTATTAATAAGCACGACAAAGAATATGCAATGGTCAGAGACGCTGGAGGCAATATTGCTTATGTATGTCTTGATTCATTAGTTCCTTATGACAAGGATAAAGGTCGTCTCACTAAAGTAGCTGCACCCCAAATTCAACCTGAGCCTGAAGAAGAGCTGCCAACTCCAGTAGTTCCTATTGAAGATACACGGTTAAATCTCAATTCTGCACCAGCAGAACAGATTGCAAAAAGGCTGCCGGGTGTTGGTTATGCCACCGCTAAAAGGATCGTTGAGCTACGGATGTCACTGAGTGGAGAACGCTTTAATAACCTTAAGCAGTTAGAAAATATTCCCCGTGTCAATTGGGATCAATTAATTGAAGAAGACTTAATCTTTATTAGTTAAACTAGGGTTAGTATTATTGAGGAGATAAATGCTGTCATTACAGGAAGCATTATTGTTCCAAGCTGCTAAGAATGAGCAGGACCGAATTGATGCGCAAGGAACTGCCGGTGTTATTGGAGGAATGACCGGTGCTGTTCTTGGGACTACAGGTGGAATGATCCCTCACAGCATTGGAAAACAGATCAATAAAGCAAGAGGCCATACACCAGATCGATTCAAAGCCGGACCACGTATGGCAGGTGGACTGACTGGTTTGATTCTTGGAGGAGCATTAGGGGCAGGCACTGCAGCAGTCATGAAACAAGACAATCCTGCAGCAAACGTGCTGGCCAAGATTCAAGCCAAAGGTGAACTAAGTGAATACGACGAGTATCAACTTCAACAAGTCCTTAGGGATATCTACAGTAATCAGTCGAGGATGGCGTAATGGAATTAGATGACTATCTGAAATCCAAAGTCAGATTTCACTTAGGTTATAACTCAGGTGCACAGCTACCAGCAGGCGACAGATCTAGGCTTGAAGAAGCAATGTCTCTTGTGCCTGATGAGCTTTGGTATAACGAAATTGTTTATCACATTAAGCGTTGTGAGAATGCATGGAAGGTAAGTGCTTACTTGCCCGATGACATTCTGGATCCCAACGGTACAGGCATCGTCAATTTCTCACGTCAAGAAATCATTTCTGGTGACGTACAACGTACAATATCTCAATCTGATCCACTAAAGGGTGATGAGTATTTCCGTGAAATCTATTTACGAGAATGCGATCGACTGGCTGAGACTTTGTATGTTGCTAACTACCGGCGTCCTGAAGTACGGCGCTATGCCTTTGACCGTTCTGGAGCTGAGTTTATTCTAGCTGTGCCTGGTCCTGCAGATACAGCAGTAGGGTCACGAATTGTTTTACATAATACTTGGCGATAAAGTAGAATATATCTAGGATATATAGCAAGTAAGTTATGACACAGAAAATCACGATGGGTCGTGATAAACGACAGGATGCTATTGATGCTCAGATTGCTATGCGTCAGTATGGTGGATACAATCCAAATGCTGGTGATATTCCTTCAGTAGCACCAGCAGCACCAACATCAACAGGTAACTCACCTGCTGAAGATCCGATGCAAACGTCAGGTAGTGCGGCCTTAGGTACATCAGGTACAGAAGAGGTAAATCAATCTCCTGAACAGTTTCAATCATCAGCTCTTAATGATCGCTTGCAAACAATTGCAGAGGGTATTCAACGAAGTGAAGGTAATGCATATAACTCTGGCTACAACAATCGTTCTGTTACTGGGAGCATCAGCTAATGAGTAGACGTGCAAACTCTAAAAATCTAGACCCAATGCGCTTTGCACCCGAAGCAAAGACACTGTCAAACCTGCCTGGCTCACCGGAAAATACAAATCCGATGAACATGCGAGCAGCAGGTCAAGAAGGTACTCCTCCTATTGGTGGATCAAGTATCTACAACGATTCAAATCAGAACGGTGTGTATCCACAGATGGGATCAGCGGTGCTGAATCCGATGCAGTACAAGCCAACTCAGCTGTCAAATAAGCCAGTAGGTCAAAAATTAAATGCTGGAGCCAACTACGGTCTTCAACCACAACCCTCACCAAATGCTGGCGATCCAATGGAAGGAATGCGTTTAGGTGGAGATGCACAAAGGAGAGGAGTAATGGCACATCCATTCTTGGGAATGACAGGATCCCCTGCACTTATTCCTGGAGCCATGGATCCAAACATTCCAGGGCAAGGTAGACCATTGGGACAATTTGAATCAACAACAGCATATACAGAAGGCGGACCAAAAAACTCTAAGAAAGGAGCTAAAGCGTAATGGCTACTACAGCAACCAATAAACAACCTCTACTTGTTGATCGTATTTTTCATAAAGCGATTAGTGCAAGTTCATTAGCCTCAGGTTCAGCATCTTCCCTAGACATTGAAGGTACTAACCAGTCAGCAGTGCTTGTTGACTGCAGTGCTAATGATGGTGCCGTTATCGAGGATTTGTATGTGATTGCACGTACAAGCACAGCACAAGCCTACACAGCACTCTTTTATTTAAGTTCGGCGGTTGATTACCTAAGACCAGTAGAAGCCGTTTATGTAGGCAAGTTAGCCAGCTCAACAACAAAGGGCGCTATTAGTTCATCTGCTGAACTTCCAAAAGTTTTGGCACCACTTGCACAAGTTGGATCTAATCCACAAGTACGAGCACTGTATGTTCCAAAAGGCAATGTACTTTGGTGCACACTACAGCTGGCAGGGTCTGTGAATACAACAGATGCTCCGATCATTGCAGCACAGGGCGGCTTCTATTAAGGCAATGCCAAGAAAGAAAAATGGATATGGTAACTTTAATGTAAACAATATAAAAAGTGTAAACAGTTCCTTTGACAAAGGCAAAGGATCAGCATCTGCGGGTAATTATCCTGCAG